AGCCTCAAGCCGCACATTCGCGCGAATGCCGGTCTGTCCTCTTCCGCGTTTCGCGCTCTCCTCGTTCATGCGCTTGATCTCTTCCGTCAGGGAAGAGACTTCATCGGTCGCGGCCTTCGCGTTTTCCGCCATGCGCGAGAACATCATGTAGATGCCGCCGCCGATGGCCAGCGCCGCGCCAGCGACTGCGCCGAATGCCCCGAAGATGCCGAGGAACTGTGAACCTTGCTGAATGAAAGCAACCATTGCGGACTGGCCGCTCGCGACCTGAACGGCGAAGTCGCCAAGCTGATAGCCTGACTGCTGCGCGACGAAGCCAAATTGTCTGCTCGATGTCGAAGCCGCCGAAGTCGCCGCCCCCATCGCCGCAGTCGCCGTCGCGGCGGCCATGTACCGCTGCTGGGCAAGGCTGATGATCTGCGCGCCGCGCTCCTGCGAGATGCGCCCGCGCTCCATCGCGGAGTTGACGCGATCCACGATCTGCTCGTAACGCAGCTGCGAGGCGAAGCCCTTGTCGAGCGATGCCTGGAGGCGATCCATGCTGGACGAAGACGAGACCAGCGAGCGGGTCATCTTCTCCTGAGACTGCTCGACCCTGCCGCTGCTCGCCAGGATCTCGGTGTTCGCCCGGTCAATCTCCTGCGCGCCGCGCGTGTATTCGCTCGCGTCGAGGCCAGCCTTGAGGATCGATTCCTTCGGCGCGTTGATCATTTCTTCCCCTCGATCTCGCCGCGCACGGCGAAGAACTCGCGATCTATCCGCATCAGAAGCGCCACCTCGTCAGGCCGCATCTCCGCGCCGGTCAGCCTCGACCATGCATCGAGATCAGCCCAGGACAGCGGCTCAACACCGTTGAAGCCGACGCGGCGACCCTGGTGGAGATCCAGCCACGTTGACCATAGGTGCTCGCCCCACGCGGGCAGTGGTGGCCCGTCGAGGCCCGCAGGGCGGCGTCCTAGCTGCCGCGCGACACTCTCCAGGTGGTCGCGCTTGCGCCCGCCCTTGCGCGGCAGATCCAGGTCGAAACGGTGACGCGCGAAGGCGATCAGGTCGCCGTCGCGCTCAACCAGTTTCCCAGGTCGCCGATATGCTCCTCGACCTGTCGCCGGACCCAAGCGAAGGTCGGATCGCTCATCAGTTCCCGCTTCGCGGCTTCATCGCACTCGACGTCGAGCGGATCGCCGGTCAGCGAGTACAGCCGCCAGCCGGTGATGAGCGCCACCAGCATCGCGACCTGCTCGGCCTCGATGTCGTCAGCGGTCAGTTTCGCCGCGCGACGGTCGAGGCGCGCGATGGCGGATGCGCGACGCTGCGCGCCAGCCTCGCGGCTGTCGAGCGACAGGCAGTCGATGTACGCCGAATCGCCAACGCGCGACAGCAGCGGCGGACGACCAGCGACGGGGATCGAGAGATAGCAGCGAGTCGGCTTGTCCACCGACGCGCCGAGACCAGAGAAACGAGACATGCTCAGGCCGCCGTGTCGTGGATGCGAATGGTGGTCGTGTCTCTGCCGGCGGCGCTGCCGGTGTAGCGCAGCGCCTGGAACGGCAGCGAGATCGTCTGGCCGTTCGCGCCGGACAGCGGCATGTCCGCGCCGCCGAGCTTGACGCGAGGGAGGTAGATGCAGATGGCGTCGGCATTCGCCGCCGAGCCGCTGTCAACCCGCACGATCAGCTGGAGTTCGCTCTCGTTCAGGAAGGCGTTGAACAACGCGAAATCTTCCACGAACGCCGACACCGTGCCGGTGACATTCGCGCGGCCGAGGAAGATCTCGGGCGCGATGTTCTGATTGATCACCGCTTGCATCTCGGCCTCGAGATCGAGCGCGATGTCGATGCCGGTGACGATGCCGAGCGGCGACGAGCCAGCATCCGGCGACAGGATCAGACCGTTGGCCGAGGCGCACGCTGAGGACGTCGTCGCGGCGGTCGGCGCGGTGAAGTAGGGCGCGCTGCCCGCCGAGAGCGAGACCGCGTTGCGGCCCATGACCGGGATCTCGACCGTCGAGAGGCCGGTGGCCGGGAGCGACAGCGAATAGCCGGACACGCGGCATTCGGTGAAGAGGCGCGACAGATCCAAGTCCTCGCGATATTCCTCGATGCCGAACTTGCGCGCCGTGAAGCCGCTGGCCGGGACGATGGTGGTCTTGCCGGGGCGCGTCACCGTGAAGGTGGTGTCGGCCACCGCGTCGGTGGTCGGCGCGGGCGACACCGTCACTGTGCGGTTGCTCGTGCCACCGAAGGACCGGATCACGAAATTGCGGTCGTTGTTCGCCGTCGCGGCGAGCGTGCCGAAGCGGATGATGTCGCCGACGCGCAGACCGCTCGTCACCGGGTCGCCCGCAGTGAAGACGAAGGCCGAGGTCGAGTTGTCGCTGGTGACAGAGGTGAACTGCGTGTTGCTCAGCGACAGCGCCGACACCGCCGTGTCGCGATGCGCGGCGACCAGGAGCTCGAACTGCGTCCCCGGCGAAAGCTCGCCCGAGATCGAGCCCTCGACGCGCCGTAGCCCGTGGCGGAAATCGGTGATCTGCCGGTCGGTGCGGATCTCCTCGGACTGATAGCTATCCTTCACCAGGTTGAGGCTGGACGAGACACGCCGCAGCACCTGACCGCCGGACGTGCCGGGGTCGGTCGCGGTGCTCGGCTCGATGTTGGCCGTGATCGACCCGCTGGAATACGCCTTGTAGACGATGCGCGACTGTACGCCTTCGGAAATGGGCATGTCGGGTCTCCTTTAGCCCTGGAAGCGATATTGGAACGGGATCGACGCGCCGCGACCATACCACGCGCCGTTCGATCTAGCGATATCCGCGATGCCGATGATCGGCCCCACGAATGTCAGGTTGCCAGCGCGCCGCGCGCGGAGCGCCACGACGGCGGCGTCGAGAAGGTCGAGGGTGACATCCTCTCCGATGCCGACCTCAGAGAACACGCGCACCGCGACCGCGCCGAACCAGAGCCGCTCGTTGGCAAGAGACCCGCCGCCGAAGGCGCGCATCTCCTCGCGACTGAACTCGACGTGCAGGTGCAGCCAGTGCCGGACATCGCCGGGCGTCGGCGTCTCGGGGTGCGCGTTTTCGTGCCAGATGACGCGGTAGGTCTCGCCGTGCGGCCAGCGCGCGTCCCAGACAGCCTTGATCTCAGTTCGGATCGTGGTGCGGAGGCTCATGCCCGATACTCATACGTCCAGGGCATCATTGTGCCGCGAATGAACCACGCGCCGTCCTCGGTCGCGCTGTCGAAGATCTCGGTCGAGCCCTCGATGAACGACAGGCCCGCCTCGCGACGCGAGCGGTAGACACTGACCGCGTCATCGAGCAGGTCGAGCGCGGCGTCGTCGCCATAGCCGGTCTCGGCGATAACGCGGATCTCGACCGTTCCGCGCCACTCGCGGTCGGATGCCTCGCGGCCGCCGGCGAAGGCGCGGACATCCTCGCCGTCGTAGTCAATGGCGATGTGCAGCCACGCGCGCGCCTCGCCTGGCTCCGGGACGCTCTCGTTGTCGTTGACCTGCCAGAGTACCCGATAGGCCGTTCCATGCGGCCAGCGGGCATCCCAGGCGCTCCTGATGGCATCGCGGATCACGCGCAGCGTGCCGGACGGAGCGACGATCTCGATGACCGGCGCATTCGCGCCGACCACGATGGCCGCAGCCGCGACCGCGATGGCCTTGCCCGCCGCGATGACCGGAGACGCGGCGGTGAGCGTGATGGTGGCGGTCGGGACCGAGATCGACTTGCCCGCCGCAAGCTGCGGCGCGAGCGCCGCGAGAACTTGAGCCGAGGCGACCGGAACGACGACCCGCTTTCCTGCGCTGACCGTCGGAGCGGTGGCCGAGACGGTGATCGTCGCCGCCGGTGCCGAAATCGATGCACCAGAAGCCGCCTGGATGGTCGGTGCAGCGGCGGAAAGCGCGATGGTGGCCGAGGGTACCGCGACCCGCTTTCCGCTCGCCACCGCCGGGGAAAACGCGGCCAGCGTGATCGTAGCGGCAGGGACTGCTACGGACTTGCCCGTCCTGACCGCTGGCGCGGTAGCGGCGACGGTGATCGCGGCCGCCGGGCAGGTGATCGTCGCGCCGGTCGCCGTCTGGATGCTCGGAGCCAAGCCCGCGAGGCTGATCGTCGCGGCCGGAACGGCGATAAACTTGCCCGCGCTGACCGTCGGAGCGGTGGCCGAGACGGTGATCGTAACGGCGGGAGATGTGACCGTTGCGCCAGCCGCCGCGCCGTGCCCCAGCAACGGCGAGAAAAGGAACGAGAGACCGCTGATCGGCTTCGCCGCCTGCTGCGCGAACAGAGCCGATCCTGGCGTCCTGACGCGCAGCATGGCTCAGTCTCCGATCAGCGGCGGGCGGTTGGCGTAGGGGTGGTCAGCGGCGAGGGGAATGGCCCATTTCCAGGATAGGTAGCCCTCAAGCGCAACGCGCTGGACGTAGCTAAGAGCCACGGGGATCCAGAAGACCTCGAAAATCAGGCCATTGAATTGCTGCTGCGGCACGCCTCCTGGTGCGCCGCCGATATGCGAAAGGCTAGGTTGCCCCTGCGTTGCGGCATACGATCCATCGCTGGCGCCGTCTCTCCAGAAGCTACCAGAATCCAGCCCGTCCATTATTAGAATGTAGGAAACGTTAGCCTGGAGTTGCGAGTTGGCCGAATTGTTGCTCGTTTCCCATGTTCCCCAGCGATCAGAGTTTGGTCCACTGGTGCCATTATTGGCGTTGAGTGAAGATCCAGAACCAGATGAGGTGTCTGTGGCCGTGATGCCTCGATACGCCGTCCCGCCGCCGGTTACGGCAGGCCGCACAGCGGCGGCTAGGGCCATGGACGCACTAACTGCGGCTGCATTCAGACTTAGAGTATCGTTTGATCCATCAAACGAAAGGGCACTCCTGCCGTTCTGGCTGACCGAAACAAGCGTCGGTTGATTGGCCGCTGTGGACTGCGAAGCGTGACGGCCGTTGCCGCTTTTGTCCCGCAATTCCGAAACGCCGGTGGCGAAACTCATCGTAGATATATCGGAGGCGTCCCACCAACCCGCGGGCCTCAACACCTCCGGCGTCCACAACCGCCCCTGAATAACCGCGCTGTCGTAGTCGGAGAGCCCGCGCGGCATCAGACCGTCTCTTCGGACCAGGACCGGACGTAGAGTTCGTTTCCGGACCCGGGAAGCGCCACGCCGCTGTTGTTGATGACACTCATCCTCAGCGAGAAGGGCGGAAGGTTGCACTTCTGGATGCCGATCTTTGCCGAGGTTCCAGAGGTCAACGGAAACTGGATGATTTCGCCGCCGACCTTGTCACTCGTATCGGTGCCATCGTTGATCGTCACGCGAATGCTGACCGAGCCGCCGGTCGAAGGCGTCATCGAGCCGAGCTTGAGCGTCAAGATCGCATACGGATCCTTGTTGCCGCTGTTGTCGTAGGTGACGACGGCGCTCTCTGTGCCATTGGCGATGCTGTTCGCGACGGTGCCCAGGAAATTGCTCGAGCGCGTCCTCGGCGTGGTGTACTGAATCGAGGGCATCAGCGACCTCCCCGCGCCAGGCCAACCGCCCGCGCGTCAACCGTCACACCATTTGCCTCGGCCCAGGACGGATGCCGCGTGCGCCGCGAGAGCGCCAGCAGCGCCTCGCCCTCGGCGGGCTGCAGGATGCGGCCAGCGACCAGCACCTCCAGCTGCGCGCGGGCCGATGGCCGGGAGAGGTCGAGGCCGGAGCCCCGGATCAGTTCCAGGCCCCACCGCACAACCGGCGTTGTTTCGGCCAGCACCTCCAGGGCGTCGAGGAACGTCGCGCCGGCGGTCGGCCCGAGCGCATCGAGGATCGATCCGATGCCGATCTGCGTCTTCTCCCA